GTGTATGTCCTACTAAAAATTCTAATTCATCTATGTATTTACTTTTTCTCATTGCAGAACATATATCTTTATGATACTGTAATAATAAGATTTTTATACTAAAAGCTGCTAATTCTTTTTTATCAATTAATTTTTTAGTTGTAGTCACTTTATATACTCTTCCAAATAAACCCTCCAATACTAATTTATGAGTTTGAGTACCATCTAGTGTTCCCGTTGTGCCTATTCTATATTTCGCATTTACACATTTAGTCATGATGGAGGTAAGGGATTTTGACTTGAACCCGTGTGCTTCATCACCAATTACCAACTTATATGGTTCAAAAATCTTCTTTTGGAGTTTATAAATTGATTGCCATGTCGAAATAACTACTTGTTTATCTGAAACTTTATCTTGACCAGCATAAACTTGGTGACAAAATTTTAAGGAATCCCATCCATATTCTTGAAAATCTGCATATAGTTGAGATACTAAGGAGGTAGTGGGAACTATTATAAGAGTTTTTACATTTAATGCTCTAACAATCATATAAATTATTAAAGATTTTCCACTTGCGGTTGGAGACACCAATAATGATTTTTGATAAGATAGAGCATGGTAAAATGCTTCTAATTGATAATCTCTAGGAATAAACGGTAAGTTGAGGTGGTCAATAAATTTTTGACTTTTTTCTATCTTTTGTGGTTTCCACCAATCACCATCAGGAATTACTTTATAATTATGTTTTTTTGCAAATATAAAAACATATTCAAGTAATCCACTATAAAGATACCTATTATGTACATTGAAGAGCCGTATTTTACCATCCCAAATTTTATTACGATACGCCGGCATAAAAGTATATCCCGGAACATAAAATGTAAAGTAATCACATAATTCTTGAGCAACAGATGGTTCACAATTGATTTTTAAGTATACCTCATCATGTTTAGATATACCAATATCTTCAATTCCCTTCTGTAAAACGTTTCCAGTCGATTGCATTTTTAATTAAATATCCTCTAGTGGATAATCCTTTCACTATAGATTCAAGATAATCAACCTTTTCTTCTTGTAGTGCTAGTAGTTTCTTAGATTCTATTACATTCTCATCAGCATCTATATATTCTTGTACATCTGCTTTGAGTAATTTTAATTGAAATGGTTCCCAATCTGCGGCTTCTAATTCTTCTGCAGTCATTCTTCCACTATAATAATCTCTTTTTCTTCTAATAAGACCGGCAAATAGATATTTTATTTCCTTGAACCTTAACCGTTCATTAGAATGAAATATTAAATATTTGTTATGTAATTGGGGGATTTTGACAGATTCTTGAGATAGTTCTGTCTCATCAATAGGACAATCTTGGGTCCAAGATTTTTGTATTTCTTCAAAATTCATTATCAATTATTCAAAAGGTTTTTAATAGTAAATATACTATAATTAAAGGTAACGTTTGATATTAAACTTGTTGTTTCTGAAACACTACTATCAAATGTTAATTCTGTTAGAGCGGTAGGAAAAACATTTTGAAAATGTACTTCTAACGTAGGATTCATTGAACTACTCAAAATGGTTAATACTGCACCAGAATATTTAGGTTGAGGACCTGTCATCCAATTAAAAATTTCTTGCCAATTTTTTAAATATTCATCAACAACAAATCCTACTTCTAATAATTCATATTCTACGCCACCTCCTGATAAACCAAGACCAGTTCTTTGTGGTCGTCCATATGTGATAACATCCATTGTTAAACCGGGCAAATTAACAGTTTGAACAAAAAATGTAGTTGCAGGATAAGCTATAAGTTCAAATTTGAATTGAACTTCCGTTAACGGATTTATATTTTTTACTTGATCATTTAAAGCCATTTGTACCTCTATTACTATTTAGTAAGCATAAAAAAAGGGTGGACTTTTATGTCCACCCTTTTAAAGTCATCTTCAAAAAGAAGATTACATCAAGTTTGCAACTGTAACAACGCGATAGTAGCGGTTAACATCAGCTGTAAGTGAGCCGTCACCAGCTCCATTATCTGTGGCATTGGTATCATTAGCAAAAGGATTAGATACTAAACCGTAACGGGTTTTGAATCCAATTTTTGGCTGAAATGAGTTCTCACCAACTGCGCGAACCATTTGCAATGGAACGTAAGGACAGTAAAACAGTCCTGCGTCATATGCAGATGAACCTTTGTAACCAACAGTAAAGAAGTTAGTTGCAGAAGTAGGTGCATAAGGATCAACATACACTTTGAATCGACCATTAAGAGTACCAACCATTGTAGTACCGGTATCATCAGCATGAATGTCATTACCTGTTGGAACACCAGACAATTGTCCAGCCATTGCTAATGCAGATGCTACATCAGAAGAAGTAATAAGAACATTACCTTTTCCTCTGCGAGTATCTTTAGCAATTGCATTTGCTTCACGTTCAATCTGGAACATCAAGCCTTTGAACTTCTCAACAGACCAACGTCCATTTGAGTCTGTATCAAGATCAAACGTTCCGGGTGTTGCAACATTGTGTTGCGCGCCAGGCTTGGCGTTTGTATAAATGGTTCTCATAACTTCGCGGTTAATCTCTGCAAGAATTTCACTTGAAAGAATGTTTGACAATTCTGTTTCAGCATCCAAACCGTGAACGGCTTTAAGATCCTGTGCCAATTCCATTGTGTACTCAGCTTTGAGTGCACGTGACTTAGCAGTAACAGTTACTTTGTCAATTGCGAATGCCATCTCTGGGAACGTAACGTCCTCAGCGGCAGATGTAGCCATACCAGTACCAGTTGTACCTTGCATAGCTCCCGTTTGTGAACCGTGTGTTCCGGCTCCAGTGAAGTCGGTATCAGCTTCATCGTGTCCAGCTTCAGCACCGGTCTGTGAGGTATAATGTGATTTCATTGCAAAGATTAATCCGGTAGGTCCGTTCATGGGTTGAACACCACAAACATCATAAGCAATGAGATTAGGCATTGCTCTACGAACTAGAGAGATGAGAACAGGATCAACGTAGTCGATTGCGCCTGTTCCAGCTTCCGAGCTCCCCATTTTGTTTGCATGAGCTGCTTCAGATAAAGTTCCAAACATTCCACCACTATCTGCCTGTTCACGCATTGCGTTCTCTTGGTTTTCCAAGAGAACTGCAGTAACAGCCCTACGATATTGATCTTTAATCTTTGGAAGATCATCATGATCTAGCACCGGACCCCACTTCTTTTGAAGGTCTTCAGATAAGTACATTTTGTCTCCTATAGAGTTTATAAGTTAATTGTGAAAGCGAGTTATCGCTGATGTATAATGTTTCATATTTTCATCGAGTTTAACTGCAGATTGCTCCTCAGAAACTTCAATGTTTTCATCTGTTTCAGTAATTTCAGATGTTACGGCTTCGCCCTTAGGAAAGTAACTTTCTTTCAGAACGGATAATTTTTCGGCATATTGTTCAGCATTTTCATACTCGATACCTTCTGCTAACTTAGAGATTTTTTCCGTTTCAGTATCGGCCAAATCTTTAGTTGCTTGTTTAAGGACATCATCTTTCTTGAACTGTGCCAATTCTTTTTGGAGTTCTACTCCACGATTGATTTCTTCGTCTAAAGAAGTTTCCAAGTCGTCAACTTTTGTGAATAAGTCGTCAACCATGTCAACTTTCTCTTCTGGAATATCAATGTAATGCTCTGAAAAAAGTGTTTTGAGTCCAGACATGAAATCTTCAACCAATTCGGAACGAATTCCTCTTTCGATTGCCAATTCATTTTCAGACATCCACTCTTCAACAACATAGGTAAGATACCCATCAACCTTTTCTGTAAGTTCTTTTTGGAAATTATCAGTATTTGCTTCATGCTCTGCTTCATGTTGAGCTTCAAGTTCTACCAATTTAGAATTAACTTCTTCCAAAACTTTTGCTTGAACTGCTGCTTCAAAAATGGTAGAGGCTTTCTCTTTGAATTCCTCTGTTAGTCCATCTTCACCTTGTATAAGTGCCTCAACATCTTCTTTTACATCGATATTAAGGTCTTCGGCTTTAACAGCTGCTTTAGTACGCTTAGATTCTACTTTTTCTTCTTCATCATCTTCTTCCTCGTCTTGTTCAAGGATAGCAAAAGATTTCATAATTTCTTCATATTTTGCAGTTAATTGATCTTTTTTCAACTTATTAGCGATTTCATAAACTGATTTCAACATTCCATTTTTAGTTTTTGGAATTAATGATTCAAGTTTTGTTTTAGTGCTAGGAATAGTTTTCTCTCCCTTTTCTGCAGTTTTGAACTTGGCTTTTTTGTCCCGTTCAAAATCTTGTGATTCTGAGGCTTCTTCTTCATCATCTTCCTCATCATCTCCATTTTCTTCGTCAACTTCTTCTTCATCATCATCGCCATTACCATTACCTTTTTTCTTGGCATCGATGGCTTTTTGTAGTGCGGGAGGTAAGCTTCCTTCTTCTACTTCATCTTCTTCTTCTTCGCCGTCTGAAGAATCTTGCTCAGTAGCAGCTTTCCGTTTTTCAGAAAGTTCTTCTTCTGTCATCTCTTCAGACTCTTTGGCTAAAATTTCTTCAGACATCTAAATCTCCTTGATCTTATTTAAATTAGTATATTTACTATAGTGTTATTATTTAGTAAAATTATAACTTTGACATAAACGATTCGAAAGCATCTATCTCTGTTTTTTTAAGATTTTTTCGAGAACGTTTAATTTGTTTTTCGATTCGGGCAACATGGCGTTCATCTAGAATGCCGTTATCCCATATCCATTCTTTTCCTTCCATAATACCATTGACAAAAGCCGCCGGTGCAGAAGGGTCGGCCACAATATCTGCAGCTGTTGCAAGATAAAAATCATCTTGTACTTGACTGGTATTACGACCCATAGGCTTTAAGGAGCCCATTCCTCTAGATGAAACACCCAACCGGGCACCCTCATCGATTAAATTCTTTACAATCTTTCCGTATGGTGTATCTAAAATCTTAGCTCTACCAACAAAATTGTTCCCAGATTCATTTATTTCCTGAATCATGTGGGAAACTCGTTCCAAATTAACTGTTGGCCCTTCTGGATGTCCTAATTCACCAAAAGCTCTTTGTTGTTTGATATAATTTTGATCATATCGCAGAACTTCTTTTTGAAGAATTGCTTTTGGATATATTCGACCATTCCTATTCTTCACATTAGCTTGCATGAACACACCTTCAATGAAGTAATTCTTCGTTCCACTTGGTGCTGTTTCACATATAAATTCAACATCTTCTAATGTTTCGCAAATAAGTCTCATTTTTTCCTTTATGGTCTATTTCCTAATACGTAATCAACTGGATAACCCAACCGATTGTTTTCTTCATAACGTGGAGTATCAAATCCTGCCATTTTAGATAATTCTATCCAAATTGTATAAGTATCTCCACTTGCGGCTCCTGCAGTAGTAAACTGAATATTTCCTAAAACACCACCCGGAGAACCCGTGGCATTTATTGGAATTGCTGGAAATTCTAAATTATTACTATTATATACCCCATTTCCACTTAATCCGGCAATAAGTGTTTCTGTAGTAGATCCATCCCATTCCACATTTACTGACATGCCATTACATATCCATTGTATTTTATTGATAATAACTGAATAAGTCGGTGTTACGAGCGGGGCAGAACCTAGAACATCTAAATGTGCACCTGAACCATTTCCGTATATTGTATCTCCAATAGAAGGAGTAGTAAGGGCAGTAGTTGCTATTTTGTTGGCGTGATCCCAACCTATTACTTGGACTTCTGTTCCCAATGGTTTGTAATCAACAACTATATAATATTCAGTAGCTTCTGTTTGAATTTCTTCGCCAATTTTGAATCCTGTATTTCCAGCAGTAATATCCAATGCTATATTATACCATGCCCAATTAAGTGAAGAAAGGTCTATCTTCTTAACATCCGATTCACCTGTTCCATCAGAAACATTAGTAAATTTATATACAGTTTTTGTTTCTGTATCAATTAATTTTTGACTTGTTACTAAATCAGCCATTTTCTACTTCCTCGGATTCCTGTTCTGCTTCTTCATCTTTATGTAAAAACGAGGTAGCAATTTCTTTTTTCTTATTTTCTAATGTGACCATCACTTTTTGTTGAAGGGCATCATTAATTGCTGACTTTACTTGTGCGGCATCACTACCAACGGATAACGCCACAATATTCTCAATTGCAGACATTTCGGACATATAACTTCTCCTATTATTAAATATCTAATTATATTTATACTATTTATAAACTTTAACTACTAATTACTTTTAAATCGGGCTTTGCAGCATACTCTTCCCACGGCTGACCGCCACCTTCACCTTCACCTTCTGCTCCTTCAGGTGGTTGACCCTCTAATTTTTCTTGCTCCATCTGATCTTTAATTTCTTCTATCTCTTCTTGCGTCAATTTTAGAACCTTTTTATTAATATATTCTTTAGAGAAAAATTTACCAACAACTTCATCTCTATATCCCATATCTTGAACCAAAATAGTCAATCGTTCTTTCATCATTTGAGAATCTTGTAATTCTTTAAAATGAGAATCCGATTGCCATTCATATACTATTTCATTACTTATAAGAGGCCAATCTGTTCCTGCAATTATACCCTTCAGAAGTAATTGTTTTTCAAGAAGATCATCAAACAAAAGAGCAAATCTTGCTCGTAATCGTTCAATAAAACGAGTAAATTTAACTTCATCTCTAGAAATTTCTTCTGCTCTACCTAATACAAATCCTGAATCTTGTTCTAACCGTGAAGGGGGAATATTAAGTGCTTTGTATAATTTTGTTTTGAAGTACTCAACATCGGCCAATTCACCAAGATTCTCCCCTCCCGGCAACGTTGTAATTTCTGTACCTCTACCACCTTCTCTACGTGGAAGCCAGTAATCCTCTAGCATACTCATGTGCTTACGGTCATCTTTAATATCACCAGTCTGAGAATCATAAACAAGTTTATTTTTATATTTATTCATGATATCACGTAAATACTGTTCTGCTTTGATCTTAGGTAAATTACCAACATCAATGTAGAAAATTCTACGTTCAGGAGCACGTGAGATACGATAGATGACAACTGCATCTTCTATCATTCGTAATTGATTAAGAGGTTTGATTGCTTTATGTAGATGACCCAATACAACTTTTCTATCTACATCTAATATACCAGAATGAACATAAGAAACGGAATCAGGAGCTATTTGTATCGTTACTCCACCCTTTTCACTAGTAATTCCCATTTCATTAAACATATAATATTCTTGAAATCCAGAAGTATCAAGTTGTGCACCTTGAGGTGTTTGAATAATTTTTGGTTGTCTAACCTTTTTTATTTTTAGGGGATCTATTGGGCGTAGTTCTAATATACCACGTTTGGGATTTTTATCATCAATGATAAGATGAAAATACATTCTACCATCAACATACCACTTTTTAAGTAATTCATATCCAATTTTTCGAAAATCAAGCAAACGAACCAGTTCTAGAAACTCAGTTTTTATGCTTTCTTTAATGTTGTCGGAAAGGTCTGATTTTTCAAGACTTATACTAACAGGATTTTCCTCTCTATTAGTAACAATCGCTTCATTAATAACATCATCTATTGCTTGGTCACACTCAGGGAAATTCGCCATGTCGCGATATTTCTCTATCATTTCCTTTTCATTTTTTGCTAAACCCTCAAAATCTACATGCATTCCATATGCAGATCCTGTGGGTCCCGCCTCAAGTGCACCATCTTCCGGTTCAGGAAGAGCAAAAGACTTTTTTCTTTTTTCGTCCTTATCAACTCTTCCTATAGAAAAACCAAATAATTCAATTGCCATACATTGTCCCTAATAGATTAAAAATGTGTCTAACTTTATATTACTGTTTCCCGTGTCCAAAATGCATATTCCCATGTAACTTCATATTCTTGAATTTCATTAGTCTCCCAATCAAGAGTAACTTCTCCGATTGAAGACGGCCAAGCATTCACAAACTTGTATATACTCGCGACTTCTGGTACCTCCGTAGAGTCTGTAACACCCTGATCGGGTGGTGTAGTAGACTTTTTATATCCAATTACTTTCAATGTACCACTATAGACAGAAGGAATAGTCCAATTGGTTGCTCTTGTATTACCCACGCCACTATTCAATTTCTGCGTCCAATCTTCTAACATATGTCTAACAAGAAAATCTTCATCATTATAAACGGTATTCACCCATTGTGTAGATTCTCTATTACCAGGAATCTGTATTTCTCTCCCCATATAAGAAACTGGAGTAGCAGTGATTGTAGATTCTGGAAAGGTTGCTCCTTTTGTCATATAAGGATAATCATCGCTTGCTGTTGTCCCGGCTCCCAATGCAGTAGGGACAGTTATTGTAACTTGAAATAAAGATTGTAATGCTCCGCCGCCTTGTAACTTAGCTAAGAACGTTGATGGTGAAAATATTCCCATTGTTTCTCCTTTACGCTTTCGCGCCGATAGTTATGTTAAAAAAAATGAAAAAGTCTTTTTTATAAGTACACCCTTCGGCACTACCGTCTTTTCTCATTTTTCTATGTTTATACTATTATTTATACTACTATTATCCGCCTGTAATTTCGCTAAATTCAACTCCAGACCTTACAGCAACAAATTGTAGCTGAATGAAGTTAATTGAACGTGATGGTTTCACATATATGTCTCCACGGAATTCATTACGATCAACAACTTCTCCACTATTATTAGATTCATCACAAATAACCGCAAAATCTTGAATCCCTTGTCTCCCTTGAACATTTGTCAAAAAAGGTTCTACAGTAGATACAAATCTTGAACGAGTAAATGAATCATTGAATTCAAACAAGAAGGATTGTGCCATTCTTGCAATAGATTTTTCTAATAGAATGAACAACCTTCGTACATTGATTCTATCAAATGCACTTGGTTTTGCTAATAGAGTTTTATCACCAAAAAGGATAATTCCTTGACCCGGCATTCCCACTACAGGATTAACACCTTTTTTATAAAGTCCATCTCTTTGTGTTTTATTTGGATTAAAAGGAAGTTTAATTGCATTTCGAATATTTCCTCTCACTGCGCCAGCAGGAGACCAAAATGGATCACGGTTCTGATCTGTAAATGCACAACATCCAGCAATATCTCCATTCAAAGGAATGTACCGATATACATCATTGTACTTATCGTACATATACTTCCATCCAGAATCCATAACTGCATAAGAAGAACTAGGCATTTTATCCCGATGAGCTCTTACATCAGTAAGTTCTTGACCGGCATTATTAACAACATTAGCCTGCAAAGGTGAAATAAATGCTAAACAATCTTTACGATATTCTGCAATATTATTAATAGCATAAATTTGCGTAGCTGCAGAAGCATCTCCTGTCATTAAAAGTGTTACATCCACTTCTTCTGTATTTTTGTATAGATCCATTCCAATTTGGATATTTCCATCAGTTGAAGCTGAACCAGCACTTCCACCAGTCAAACTTGCTGTAACAATTTCACCTTTTGCATTAAACGTTCCCGTTGAGGCTCCGCCCCATGCAGTAGTTCCATAAGCCGCATCTACATCTCCTGCAGAATGATGATCCATCCAACGAATATAAGAAGATCCTCTATTAATTTTATCTTTATAATAATTACTTTGTCCGTCTTCGGTTTTAGCACCAGTTGCTACTGAAACACCCGAATATGTTTCCATTATAGTATTATTCGCACCAGTAATGTCTCCATCTTCATCTTCTATTACTATATGAATTTCATCATATGCTCCCATAGCTTTTGCTACATGTGCAGTAGTAGTAGGAGTATCATCAAATGAAGCTGCATATTCCCATTCCCGTGAGAAAGTACTTGTTGCTGCAGTAACTACAAATGGATTTTCAACAGTCATTGAAGTGGCACTACTTACAACAGTAACTTTTCGTTCTTCTCCGTTTCCGGTAACTTTTATAATATCACCAACAGTCATTTGAGTATCAAAATGAGTAGATACTCCTGTTATAACAGAACCATTAGCAGTAACGGATACAGTACCAATCATGTGAGAAACTGGTTCTGCAAATCCTGATCTCATTTTACGTGCTGCTATTCCACTACCTATATCTGTACCCCATAGGCTTCCTGCGGTAGCATTAGTAGCATCAGCAATTGTAAGAATTACTAATGAATATCCACCAAGAACAATAACATCTCCAACACTTAATTCTGTTAAATATTCAGTTGATGATCCTGCAAGAGCTCCTCCTGATACTGCCCAAGTGGAAGTTCCAGACAATGCAACATCCGTATTAGCATTAAGTGTTCCGTCTGCGTTGGTATTTGCTTTAGCAGCACCACACATGGAAACTTTTAAACTATTTCCTAGGTCTCCAGGATATTTTGCTACAAAGGGACCGTAATCATTATTTTGTGATCCGCCCATTTGAGGGTCATAAGTGTTCTCATAATCTTCATTATTTGCAATATAAACTGTATTTGCTGCATCCATTGTTGCATTTTTTGCGTCAGTCGTATTAGGTGTACGTACTACTTTAAGATTCGCAGAATATGCGAGATAACTTGCAGCGGTAAAAAAGTTTTTGTATGTGGCCGAATCGGGTTTGCCAAAGATACCAGCTAATTGTACCTCATTTGTTACTATTGTTCGTTCATATGCTGGTCCCCACTTAAAAGGCCCTGCAATTGCTCCTTCTGTCATTGAGACTTCAGGCACAACAGTAGTTAAATCGATTTCTTTGGTTACAACGCCCGGACTAATTGTAAAAGGCATCTTTTATCTCCTAGATATGTGTTCTTAGTTATGGTTAATTGCCATATTACAGTTATTTATTATTTTACAATTCTCTAAAATCATAAATATTAAGTGTTATCATAAATATACAAAAAGACCAATGACAAAAGATAAATTAATAAATCATAAAAATATACAAGAACGTTTTCTTAAAAAAGTTGACCGTTCTGAAACAAATACAAAATGTCATATTTGGCTTGCTTCTAAAAATAAAACAGGTCATGGTATGTTTTCTGTAATGGGAAAAACTATGCCGGCAAGTAGATATGCATTTATGATGTATGGTAATTTCTCATCAATTTCTGGAGTACGAGGTGAATTGTCACCTAGTGAAGTAGTAACTCAAACTTGCTTCAATCCATCCTGTGTAAATCCTAAACATCTTGAAGTATCCGATAAAAGAAAAATAGGAAAAAGATTATCTATCCGGCCTGAACAATTATTAGCCGGTTCTATTAGTTTTTTAAACAGACTAAAAAAGGAAAGACCTGATCTATCTAATAAAATTGAAGATTTAATAACAGAAATAAACAACCCACCTACTGAAGTTAATTTTGGAGATATAGATCCATTTAATACCATACCTTCCTAGACTCATCATCTATTACATTCCACGTTTGGCCTGAAGTATCTACAACAGTTTCTTGTTCCAGACCATCATCTATAATTCCAAAGGGTAACATATCTTGCTCTAAAGTTTCCATTTGATCTTCCCACATTTTTTTTCGTATATCCATATTTGTTAATTCCTTAAAATATCTTTGTTGAACTAACCATGAAAATATTACCAATGTCATCGCTAAATCATCATGTGCGCCTTCTTCCGCCTGATACGTATTATTTGTTAAAGCAAAAGTTGTAAGTTCTTTAATCGTTTCAAAATCTGGAATGATTAATTGATCTTGTTCTATCAAATCTTTTAATGCGGCACATCCTATTCTCTTAATTTGTTTACTTGTTCTTATTCCCAATTGAATGTTCTTTGCAAATCCACCGCCTATTTGTTGTCCTGCTCTACCTCTCATAGTAACAATCATTATATTTTCATACTCTAAATCATAATGAAGTGTATCTGCTACTTGAGAACCAATATCATTAACTTCAATTAAAACATGCGCTTGATTATATTTATTTCCTACATTATAAATTACGTTTGGATATAACAACGGTGAAATAGTATTATCTCTAAACACTGCTACTTGTGTATAGGGCATTTTAGAAACATCAAATACTACAAGAGCAGAATAATCTACACCTTTTCCTTGTGAAGTGTCTGCTACTAATGCATATGTATGATTTTTAATTGGTTCTTCATATACAGATAGATTATTATTCGTATGAAGAGGAGTCTTAAATACCATTGTTCTGAGTTTTGATGGAGCAATTAATGTATAAGTAGATCCAACAAACTCACACTCAAACTCTTGGGTAAACTGAACTTCAGAAGTATTACGGATTGTTTCCTCTTTCCACTTTGCATCACGTCCTGGCATTTCTGACCAATGTACTTCAATCGGAACATAATCATTTCTACCTTCTTCTGCTTCTATCCACATCTTATAAAACATATTCATACCAAGTGGGGTTGAAACAATAAGTACCTTAGTTGATTCACCAGAAGAAATTGTAGGATAAACTGAAGTGAAAAAAGATTCAGCTATATTTTGAGGAACGTGTGCAAACTCGTCAAGAAAAATAATGTTGAAAGAAGAACCACGAACAGCTGAACTAGAAGTTGCTGCAGCAATAACCTTAGATCCATTTTCTACTTCAATATTTCCTTTGTTCCATACAACCGCACCTTGCTGTAACCATTTAGGTAAATGTTCGTATGCAAGTTGTAATCTAGAAAGAAGTTCTCTTGCTACCGCCCCTTTGTTGGCAAGAACAGCAACATTAACACTTTCATTGAACAATATATAATGAAGAAGAAATGCGATGATAGTGGTTGATTTACCCGTCTGTCGAGGCATTTTACAGATCACAAAACGATTATCAGTAAACTTATGAATCATATCCTTTTGATAATCATACATATCAAATGGTACAAGCCCATGATCTACATGAATAATTTTGACAAAATTCTCTATGAAGTATTCAGGGTCTTCCTTACACTTCATGTATTCGGTAAGAGACTCTTCTGTCCACTCTATATTTTGACCAACATTCTTTAAGTTAGGGTTTCCTAAATAATTTTCACTCGGCACGTTTTACCTTTAAGAGTTTTTGTAATTCGGCGGTAGAACCAACAAAAACTGCTTGATTTGTTACTTGTGATGGTCCCTTTTTTATAGTCAATTCTTTTTTTGTTTTATGTAGCGCCATTAATTCTTTATTTGCATCTAATCCAGATTTGATTAACTGTCCGACCACTTCAAAAGCACGAGGATGTTCAGATTGTTTTGCGATCTCTAACATCTCTTCTACTGCGTCCTGATTTCTTTCGATTAAATTGTAGTAATTTTCACGGGCATAATTATAATCAATATCATCATCTTTACCATCTGTATTCGGTAAAATTCTTGAACTTGGTTCTGGTTTAAGTTCAGGCGTAGGAATTAAACTTGTAATTTCTAATATTTCATCTATTCTTCCGTCCACTATATCCTTCATTATTCCCTATCATTATAAATTAACATCTAAGCCGGTTGTTGGATTATTATCTATAGGATTATCAAAATATTCAAATGTTTGTGAATATCCAAAATCATCACTTGCAACAACATCATTGGCACCAGGAGTGGTTGTTATTCTTGTTTTAATTCCAGCCATTGCAGTATCAGAACTTGATTCATTAAGAACCTTCATTATACCTGTAGCATCAGGAGATCCTGCATCTGCATCTAACAACATATAATTTGTTGAAAAATCTGTACTATCTTCTAAGACAATATATTCTGGAACATCCGCTTCCGCAGGAATACGGAGATGTACTAGAACCGTTTTAACAACTGATCCAGATTTAACATCAGGATAAATATATCCTTTTAACATAAAATTTAAAGTCCATATAATTTCTCTTCTTACAACTAAGTCTCCCTCATATGAATCTTCAATTGAAACATCATTCAATATTATTGAAATATCTGGCTTAATATTCATAGAAGGTACCAAATTTACACTAACTGTGAATTCTGGCGTAAAGAAAGGAACGATCTGTTCAAATATTTGTGCACCATCTTCTGAATTATCTACCATAGCAGACAAAGTAAAATCAAAATTATAAGGTACGGGATTATATTGTTTTAATAATGTAGTAGAATTCGTAGCATTATTCGCGGCATAAGTTTGACCTAAAGTATTTAATTTTCTAGTTGGATCATATACAATAGCGTTTAAATCAAATCCCATTCTTGGTAAACTTATTTGAAGACTTTGATCGGATTTAGAGCCTCTTCTCACACGCAATAACATTTTATCTTTAGCTTCATATGCTATCGGAACTTTAATTTGTTCTGTTACTACTCCAGCTGAATTTGTTCTTTGAATATTAATATCATTAAAAAGTGTTCCAAATACAGCAACATATTTTCTGATAGTTTCATGATAATAAGTTTGTCCTAACATTATAGGCTCCCGAACGGATTACCTTCGGTGAAATCAATAATAGAATCTGCTTCTTGTTCTATTGCTAAATTATCACCTGCGGATGCTGAAGTTGAATCTTGTGCATCAAATGATGCGACCGAATAACTGGCCCCTGAACTATCACCAATAATATTAACAGTACCAGAAAAATTGCCTGTCATATTCATAAGATTTAATATTTTAGTTGTAGAACTCCAACTCGCTACTTCTCCTTGTACTGTTGCTGCTCCTAAAGATTCTCCCTGATATACAATCTCTTCTACTGTATAGTCTCCACTTCCAGTATCCATTGTAAAATCTATAGAATATGCTTGTAAACGTTCAATTTTATCAATGGCTTCTATACCAGTATTTAATTTTTGATCTGAATAAGTAAACATTTCACATACAAGATCATAAACTTGTAATCCACCAGTTTGATAAAATACCGATTCATCTTCTACAAACAGAACTTGAAATAATGCATTAGTCATAGGAAAATATATTATATCTCCTTCTTTTGGAGCAAGGTCTCTTCCATCACCAACTAATCCTAATTCTGCCCATCTACGTCTTGCTACAGTAAAAGTAATTTGATCATTTATTTGTAGTCCAAATTTTGCAATAAAATCACCTTCACCTTCAAACCCATCAATAGTTTTAATATACATCTCAATTGTATGGGAACTATTATATTCGGAGAGCGCGTCTTCACCTAATAGAAGATCCTCTTTAACGAGGGTTCTTGGGCAATAATTAATATCAATTCCATAAGTCTTAATGGATTCAATCATAAGATTTTCTGCTAATCTTTGATCTGCTGTATTTTTTCCATAATGATTGAAATAAGGATTAGTGGCCATTAAATGTTATCCTATCAAATGATCTACGGGCAATTCATATCTTAATTGCATTTGTTCTTCTATGGTTGTGATTTCTGTAACTGCATCATCATATAATTGTCTACCATTAAGAGTCAATCCACCAGGAAGTTGCATACCTTCATATTTAATTAAATTTTGTCCCCATTGCTTTTTTAGCAATAACGTGGCATATTGTTTAAGAAATATATCACCCCAAATATCTGCATAAGAAGCAGGATCAAGAATTCTGTCACATTCTACTATTATCCAATCATCAATATCAGCATCTGCTCCCCAAGTAATATCTAAATGTAATTTATCAGCATGTCTATTATATCTGAATATAGGAGAACCTGTAAACATTTCACCAATTAATTGTAAATGCTGTCGTTTTAGTTCATGAGATACTAAATCTCCACCTAAATTATGGACTTCATTTAAGGCAAATTGATATTTAACAGAAAACATACCAGAACCGGCCATCTCATTATCTGAAAAAGGTATTATTCTCCTCACTCCAATAATAGCTTCTGCTATGTCAATATATTTGTTATCAAAATCTCCTATAGCAGTTGCCGTAGAAGCGTGAGTTGTTGCTATAGCGCCAGAGTCTTCTCCTGTTAGAGTTTCACTTGTTGAAAATGTAGTAGTAGTATTACTGTAATACGTATTACCATCTCCACCAAATTTAACATCTGGATCCTTGAATCTAAGTGTAGTGTTTGCACTATGATATTCATGTACTCTTGCTCTTACTCCGCTTGTTCCTCCAGTAAAATATTCACCATTTGAAAAATCTCCAGTAGGAGCTCCTGCTAATGTAACAGTAGATCCTGATATTTGATGTTTAAGATATATATTTTCTGTCGCATCGAAATGATATTCTTGGTAAAATTGAAGTGCATCATCTACACAATCTTCAACTTGATCATCATCTAGATTTAATTCTACTACAGGCCATCCAAGTTTTCGTTTGCAATATTCCTTAAAAGTAGTTCTAGTAGTTGGTTGTGCCATTATTTTGTCGCCTCCGGTGAAACTGTTATAAGACCTTCTACTATTCTTTCTATATCTCCTCCTGCTTGTGTATATTCTACATCAAATACATAATTTCCATCTGTTATTGCTGTTGTTTGTGTAGAGGTTAAAGAAAATGTCACATTTGATCCTTCAATTACTGTAGTGAAATCATGAACATTATTTGATGAATGGTAGGATTGTCGCATTTTACCTGCTGCAGTTCCAGTAGAAATTGTAACATTTGCTCCTGCGGTATCTTTAGCGGTAACAACTTTGGAAAAAGTGCAACCTTGGTCTAATACAAAATTTAGAATTTGTTTTTGGAGTGTTAATGCCACAATCTATCTCCCTGTAATAGTATAGTTTAGTTGAGGTTTCTATACTATTTAGTAAGATTATGGTTTAGGGTTCTGACTCTCATACACTTCTTTAAAATTTATCTCTTGAATAAGAGCTGGAGAGAAACCGGTTAGAGCAGTTAAATTACTAGTATGTAATCTTGCGTAAGGCATAAGTATATGAGGACAATCTATCAATAATATTTCATCAATCTCTTTTTCTTCATATCCCTTAAGAATAAATATTCCGCTTTGTCTGAAACTTAATGTATATAAAGAGTAATCTTTCACATTAGCAATTATTTCAAAAGAAATAGAAACATTATATGCTTCTTTGTTGTCATAGCTAGTAATACCCCATTCTGTATTGCAAGATAACTTTGTATCAATATTATAATCAATATTTTCATGAAAATCAATATCTTCTGTAGCAGATTCAATATTACTTTCTTGTAAAAATATTCTGCAAATATATATTTCTTTTTCCATTATAAATCTATCACAAGTTTATCCATTTGAAAATCATTGGTAAGAATCATCTCTTCATCGATAGTGTAAGTAAGGTGGCCGTCTTCCTGATGACTTTTAAACAACTCCCATTTTTGGGAATTTTTTGGGGCCCACATGTCAGTTTTTGGTGATTCTCCACTACATTGTGTCCTACAAAAATTCAACAATGATAAAGCATAATCTTCACGGACACGCCATGCCGAACTACCGTTCTGATCCGGTCTGGAAATTGATCCAGCATGCTGATGGAATATCTGATCATTGCCTTCATCATCAGGC